CGCCGAGCCAATCTGTCACGCGCATCAGCTTCGATCCCTTATCCGATCGCCCCAATCATCGAAGTTTGAGAGTCGGTCAGAAATGCCGCCCTGTTCCATGCAGCTGCCGCGCTTTGGCTCCTCGCCGTAGTTTGGTGGCATATCCACCTCGCCGTAAAGGTTTTCCTTCCACGCGTCGCAGGTTTCGCCTCCCTTGGTGTACTCCCCTCTGCGCGCGCCGCTACCGAGGCACACCGCCGTCATCTGATCGGACTCGCCGTCCCACTTCGCGATCAAGCCGGACCAAAAACGGCAGCGCTTGCAATCGGCTTCCTTGTCGGCTCCGGCTCGCAAGCCGATCACTCCGTCTTGCCCGGTCATTCTCGATGCCATCAGCTGAATCCTTTCACGATCGCTCTGCTAGAACATCTGCAGTTTATGAGCTCGCCCGGGGTGATGAAGCGCCTCACCTTCGGGTCCGGGTCGAACCAACCGGTCGCCACGTTGAAGCGCTTGCGGTCATTCGCTAAGTGGGTCGGCCGCGGCTCCTTGCCGCCGTGGCTATGCAACCACACTGCTTCCTTGATCCCAATCTCGATCTGGCGCGCACGCTGGAAGGCACCGGTCATTTTGTTGTTCTGATCTCGCGCGATTAACTGCGCGCGCTTCCTGGTGATATCGAAGCGCTTCGCCAGCTCCTCGCTCAGGTAGCCAATGTCGCGACCCGCAGTCACCGACCTCATCACCAGTCCCTGCACTTCGGTGTGGTACTGCTGGGGGATCGATTTGATCAGCGCCACGTTCTCCGCGACGGTGGCGGCCCTGATGTCCCTCATCGCCGGCGTCATCTGGAACCTAACGCTCCAGCCCCCATCCTTGAGGATCTTGCGCAGCGCGGCATCGCTGCGGCTGGACGCCGACAGCATGAAATAGGCGGCAAGCTGTTTGGACGCCTCGTTGAAGCGCTTGTTCCAGTGCCGGGCCAGCCGGTTCACCTCCATCTTGAGCTGGGAGGCGGGGGTCGCGTCCATTGCCAGCCACGTCTCGTCGGTCGTTCCCACTATGCGGTTCATGCTGTCGCGCACGATGGTGCCAGCGGCGACCTCGGTTGCCCACAGGCGCCGCTCCTCGTCCATAGCCATCGACATCACCGGCTCGTTCGCCCGGTAGCAAGCCCTCACCCAATGAGCATAAGACCGCGCCATCTCGCAGATCAGCTTGTCCAGGCGGCGCCGGTACTCGCGCTCGATGCCGACGTTCGGCCGGACGGGGCGCAGCAGCTTTTCCTTCTTGGGCTTCACCACGCGCTCCGATGCAGGGCGATTGTCACGATCCGGTTTTCTTCTCGGTCGCAAATCTCTGCTTGGTCGAAACCAGGAGCTGATGAAATCGCATGGATCAACGCTTTCGCCTGCTCTATATCTTCGACCCAGCCAACCGTCGACCAGCAGTCCTTCGGCCAGCCGAGGGCGCGCACCTCGTAGCGCTGGCCCTTGTCGCCTATACGCTCCGGCGGCAGCGTCATTTGACCCCCAGCGCCCGCTCGACCGCGCCCCGTGCGGCGTCATCACATTGCTCACCGGTCGGCTCTGAAATGTTTCGAGGGGAGCATGGCCCTAGACGTCGGCCCAATGCGGCGGCGTAAGTCGGGCCGGTATCGTAGAAACGCATGATGCACCCGAGCACTTTGCCGTCGTCCCGCACCAAGCGCTGAAACATAACTTCGCCGTTGCGTGGACAGTCGACCCAGCCGGTCATGATAACTTCCTCGGATCGAGCGGAGGAAGCTCTCGGCCGCCGGCCTGCAGCACCGTCTCGACGAAGTCGTCGCGGGCTCTCTGCCGCTCCTCCGCGCTGTCGAACGGGATGCTGTCAAAGAGCTGCTCGTCCACGACGAGATCGAGCCAGTACCAGACCCTGCCGATGTCGTCCGCCTCGTCGCGGAACACGAATGTGGCGACCGACATCTGCTCGCTCACGTCTAGCTCCGGCCATCGAGGACGGCTCGCCTTGTCGAAGCGGCTCGCCTTCTCGAAAGCTCCGTTTGGATGCGCTCGATCGTCTCGGGGTTGCTGGCCACCTCTGGCAGCTTCATGACGATGCGCGCGAAGCCTTTCGCGATGTTCGCATTTGCGACGAGCAGTGCGCCCCGCTCGCACGTTTCCAGCGCCAGTTTCTGTGCGAGGTGCCGATCGGCCGGTGGGAGGGCGCCTTGCGGCTCGAAACACAGCCGGCAAATCTCGGTGCCATTCTCATCGATCGCGTGGACATTAAATTGCGGCTCTCGGCAGTTGATCCGGTACAGCGTGCCCGTGGCCTCGCCGATGACGCCGAAGCTCCCGCTCGAGTCGTAAAACTCGCGCTGCTCTGGAGTTAGCCACTCGCGAAGCAGTGCTTGGCTGCGCGCGCAGGCTGGGCTGGAATGGACGGCAGTGCGCGGCCACGCCGGTTGCTGGGAGAGTTCATAGGATCCCAGCGTCCTAATCGGGCCGTCGGCAAACCGGATGCTGAAGGTGGTGTCTAGGCCCATGTTTCGGAGGCGTCGCCGCACCCGCATCATGGTGACCCAAGAAAGCATGCATCCCCAGGCAACGCACATAAACAGGCAGCACGCGATCTGCAGAATATCCGAAATCCAGTGCAGCAACTTAACCGCCCTGCAGCGGCGGCATGAACAGGTGCGTGTCAGCCGTGGGATCCATGGCTTTGACCTTGCGGCCTTGGGCGCCGTCGATCTTGGCGAATGCGGCGTGGCCGCTCGAGACGAGTTCGTCGAACTTGCGCTGGGCGTCGGCTAGGCCGGCCTCGTTCTTCGCGAAGTCCAGTGTCGTGTGTCCCGTGTGATCGGCGATGTCGAATTTCATGGTGGCGGCTCTCTTTCGGTTTGGTTGGTAGGCAGGCACCGCGCGGCGGCGAGGAATTGCGAAGGTCTCTAGCTTATCATGTGTAAGTGGGGACCCGGGCTTGCTCGCCACCGCGCAGTTCATTCGCGAATAGGCCAATTAGGGCCTAAAGGTCAACGCGTAACGTTACCTAACTCACAGTTCCTTGGAGGGCGATCGACGTCAGCACTTGTGGTGCCGGCGAGATCGTCACGCCCAGCGACGCCGCAAACGGCTTGCCGCCGACGGCGAGGGCCACACTCACGGTGTCCGTGCCCGGTGTAAGGGCGGCGAGCGCGGCGCTCAGGGTGTCTGGCGCAACCGTAAGCGTATCGACGCCGCTCCCGCTCGGTGCTTGGGTCCACGTGGCCGGCGCGTCCAGCGTGGGGGTCGTCAGCATCGGGTTGCTGTTCTGGTCGAGGAAGACGACCGCGATGTCGTCGGTATGGCCGGGGCTCAGAGTGTCCATGGTGATCATTACCTTTGCTTTGGGGTGGAGCTCATAGAGGTCACCGTTCACCAGCAGCCCCACGCGCTGGTGCCGGTGCGGCGGGCGACGGTGCCGCAGGCGGTGATGAAGGTAGCGGACACGGTAGCCGTAATCCACATGGTGCGCGTCCGGTTCAGGCTGTTTTTCTGGAGGCGCCTTTGGGCCGTGGTCTCGCCAGGAGATGACCAGGTCCATTGCGTGGTCGGCGCGGGACATGGCCGCGCGCCCCATAGCCGAGTTCGGATCGATGCCGGCAATGCGGAGCAGCGAGTCGATGTAGGCCTGCACCCACTTGATTGAGATGTCGGTCATGGTGACGGCGCCACCCAATAGCGGGGCGCCGAACTGTTCTTGTCGATCGTCACGTAGGCGCGGCCGCCGTGCGGTGGGAGCATCGTGTGCTTTCCGGCGTGCTCACCTTCAAGCAGGGTGATCACCCGCCAGTTCTTGGCGTAGACCTCGATTCGAATGACACCGTCGAAGGCGAGTCGGCGCGCCGCCGATGACTCGACACCGAACGTCCCGTTCATGGGCGCCCGCTTGCCGGCTACGGCGGCCTTCGTGAATGCGCGGAGCGTGTTGGTCTTCCTGTCGACAAGCGCGACCGGCTTCGCGATTGTGTCGTCAAGCCGTTTCGGTGCAGGCTCGATCGGCTCGACCCAGATGCGGCGATAGTCTTTCGCCCTGATAGGGTGGTCCTCGGCGTCCTCCTGGTTCTTGAAGCCGCGACGGACCACCACGAGGTTGCCGGCGTGGGTTTCGGCTCTGACTGCGAATTCCGTCATGCTGCACCTTGGCGGATCACGTAGAAGGGGGACGCCGGCGGTGGTGGATCAAAGACGTGGCTCATGGCGCCGAAGAGGCCAATCTCCATCAACGCGAAAAGCGCCCATGTGCATATCACCAAAATAAAACGCATCACACTCTCCGTTCTCGTCTGGCCTTTCGGGTTTCAAACATGGGGAATTATATACATGAGTCCATTCCCGGCTCATTTCTTCGCTCGCCGCTTCCGCCGTTTGGCCGCCTTGGATTTTGGCTTGGGCCGATATCGGAGAACTTTGTCGGTAATGGCGTCGAGAGCCTTCGGGGTTTTGGAACTGACGAACGTGAAACTCTCGCCTCGCATCGTTACTTGGTCGCCGTGCGAAATAGGCTTGAAATGCGCGATATAGCCGCCCTTCGGTTTCGCCGCCACGAAAGTCTCCTATGCCGCCTTGGTTTGCGTCATGTCACGGATACCGCGCGCGTAGCCTTCTTCTTCGGCTCGAATGAGCGCCTGCTGGTGCTCGGATTCGAGCGTAATGATCGAGAGCGCCACGTCGGTTTCGTCCTGGTGGAATTGACGCAATTCCTGTTCAAGCTTTCTGATGTAGTGCACCAAATGCCCTTCATGGGCAGTTATCTTGCACGCGGGTATATCGGCGGTGCATCCGTCAAACTCGCCAAAATGCTCGGCAGCATCCTTGCGCCGTGTGAACACTTCGTCGCAAAAGAAGCAGCGCCATTGCTTGCGGGCCATTGGCCTATGCCTCATCTTTGCGAGGGCCGACTTTTACCGCACCTCGGCACGGGTTGTTCATCCGATCCGCGCGGCGAACTATCCCGCAGCGGCGGCAGCAATCGCCCTTCACTGCATCATAGTGAAACCAGTCGTGTGTGCGGTCACGCGCGAAGCTGTCCGCAAATTCGTCCCACAATTCCTTGTGCTGCAGGAAATAAGCCATCGCTTCGCGCATATCCTCCATCTCGGCGGCACGCTTGCCGAGCACTGCGACGATTCCATTGGCTTGGTCCGTCGCAAATTGTTTTTGGAGTTGGGCCATCCCATCAGGCGGCGCGTCGAAGTCCCACGGGCATTCGTTGTAGCGCCATATCTCCCGTGCGATGGCATTGGCTACTGCGTCGGTCGCGAGCATTTTCGGTCCTAAGCCGTCAGCGTTTTGTAGGTGAGCCGCTTCCCGGCAACGCGACTGACGAACGAGTCCAGCCGTTCCAGCGTGTGGCGGGCGCAGTTGCCTTCGTTCAACCGGAAGGCAAATTCGTCAACATATCGGCCAATGTGATCGATCTGGAGCCTTGCGCCATTAAGGATTTGCTCGGCCACGCCGACAATGGCCTGACCGCGCTTGTGCTCGCTGTCGATCTGCTCGGGCGTGAGCTCTGCGACCGACAGCCGCTCGATCTGCGCAAAGAGGTGATCGTTGAGGTCCGATAGCCGGCTGTTCTTCATGCGCCCTCTCCCAGGCGCGCTTCCTGCTGGATGCGAGCGAAGTCCTCCAGCACTGCTTTGTTTGGATTCCAATCCCCGCGTACTGCGGAGGGAATCAGCAAGAGGGAGAACCGGCCGTTCTCAAATCGCTCTTGGACTGGGCACCCGCATCCGGGCAGATTGGCGAAGAGGCTGAGCGGGGCGAGGCCGACGCTCCAGACGGCCGCGGCTGCGGTATAATTTTGCTTGTGCACAATCGCGACAGCCGACTGGAATTGGCCATCGTCGAACTCGGCAGCGTTCGCGAAAGCATGCACACGCTCGATGTGCCCGAGCCGGCCGATGTACGACGGTCGCGGCATCAGGATGTCGATCTGCGCAATGTGCGCGGCTTTAAGTCGGGCGGCGTAAGTGACGTCAGCAATCTGGCGATCGCTCATGGTGGCAGTCTCCTTTTCGGTTTCAGGCGGCGTGGACTGTAACGTTACGGGTCACCCAGTCAACCGACCGTCCACAAGTTTCAGGGCTCCGCCCACGCCTTTCGGCCTTTCGTCTTCATGACGAGCATGGCGAGCCAGGTCTGCGCTTCCTTCGCATTGTCCGCCAGCTTGCCGGCCGCCGGCGCCGTGCAGCCGTTGAGTGCGAGTTCGATCTTGATGCCTTTGGTCTTCTGGAGAAAGTCGTCGACGGCCTCGGTGAGGGCTGCGGCCGCGCGCTTCTCCTCGGGCGTCGCCTTTCGCATTTCGGGCTTAGGCGCCTGGCGGTGCTGCCGGCCCATCTCGGCCAGCTTGGTGACCGAGGGCGGGTTGGTGCTCTCGACTTCCCGCTCGAAGCGGGCGCGGGGCACGCTGTTGACGGCGACGGCGGTCTTGGCGAGCCGCTTGGACACGCCGGCGGCAATTCGCGCGATGTCACGAGCACTTAACTTCAGTCCGCCGCCGGACTGTTGTTTGTCGGTGCGCTTGCCCTGCTCACTCGGGATCTGCTTGATGAGTTGTCCGCACCGATCGACCGCACGCGCCTGGATGCGATCGGCCATCTTGCGCAGTTCGGTGTCTCCGGACTGCCTGGCGTAGGATGCCATGGCCTCGGCCTTGTCGGCCCAGTCTTTGCACTCGTCGATGCGCTCGCACTTGGCGAGTGCTGCCTTCGCGTCCATGTAAGTGGCGGGGAGGCGGGCGCGCGAGACCGCCTCCGGTAGGTTGGACTTCGTCATCGGCCCCGCTTCCCCTCGATCAGCCCGCGGTGATTTCGGCGACCTCCTCGGGCGTGAACTCCTCGGCACTGCGCTCTTGGGCCGCCGCGGCCATCTCCGCAAGCTCAGCGGTCCGAGTGCGCCCGTGCGCACGAAACCATTCGGCCTGCTTGCGCAGTTCCTCAGGTGTCATCGTCGGGCGGGGAGTCCCAGTCTTCGAGCTTTGGTTCGTCATGGACGGCTCCGCTGTCGATATCGCGGCCACGCGACTCAATGAAGAGCCGCTCGAGCACGGTGTCGGGGTCACTTAAGCCTTCGTGGGCCCACATCTCAAGGGCGCGATTCCATTCTTCGTCGGTCAATGTGCCGCCGCCGGCTGCGAGGTTGTCGTGCAGGCTCGCGATGAAATCGTGCTCAGCCTTTTCGAGCTCGGCCGGGTCGGACGGTACGTTCTCCGGCTGGTAGCCTTGGCGGTAGACGTGCTGGCCGCGGGCCTCGGTGTCGATGGCCTCGAGTAGCTCGGCGATGTAGGTGCTTTCGGCGCCACCGGTCTCGGCGCCGCGCTCGCTGATGTAGCCGGCCTCGACGGCCGCGCGCAGCGCCTGGTCAAGGCTCATGGGCCCGTGCGCGCCCGATCGCTTGGCGGCTTCCGAGGATTGCTTGTTGGGTCGGATCAACTGACCGAAGCCGGGCACGAACTTGTTTTTGCCCCCGAACGACTGGCGCAGGTCGGTGATGAGGGCGTCGTCGGCGCGGATCCCGCCGCGAGCCGCGAGAAACTGCAGCAGGCTCCATGTCTCTTCGGGTTGGGACTGGGGACCGCCGCCTCGGCGGTTCGCGCGCTTTTTGGCACGCTCGGCCTCGACTTCGGCCATCTGCTCATCGGTGTATGGCGTGCCGCGGTAGAGCGTGGCTCCGCCTTCCTTCACCTTTTCCAGGTTCAGATGGAGGGACTTCGCCATGGCCGGCATGGAAATCGTCGGCCAGCCGAGCGCCTTGAGCATGTCGGCGTTGGTCACGCCCCTGGTCAGCAGTTCCCGAGCAATGTCCTTTTTGCCGCCTTTGCCGCCTTCCGGTTTTTCTCCGGATTCTGCCCCTGTCAGTTTTTCGGGTTTGTCATGAGACTCGGCCCCGCTTCCCGTGCCGAACTTACCGTCATCCTTGCGCGGATGGTCGCTCTCGCGCCACTCGGCGTCGTTGGCACGACCTGGTTCGACTGGCTCGAATTTGCGGCAGTGCCCCGTCGCCACGATCTCGCCCTCGACGAGGTCGCACGCATTGTTCTCACCATCGAACATCACGCAGGCCTGGCACTGGGTGCGCGAGTCCGCCCAGGTGGTTGTGTAGCCGACCGCGTCCTGTGACATCTTGGTGCCGTCGGCGGCTTGATCGTGAGCGATCGTGATGGTCACGTTACCGCCCTTGCCGTTCGGCTTTACAGATTTGCCGGATCCCTTGTCGTTTTCGTCTTTTTTCTTGTCAGGACGGCCTGGTTGTTTGCCACCAGGGCCCTTGCTGCCTCCATCGGGCGGATCCTCGCCGGTCTCGGCGCCGGCAGCTCCCAGCACGGCCTCGAGGCCCTTGCCGCCACCTTCGGGGATGAGGCCCGACTCCTCCTCCTCGAGCAGGTCCGGCAGATCGTCGGGATCGAGGCCCGTGTATGGCAGCTTCGGATCGTTGACGATGCGCTTTCGGATTTCGGCTGGTGCGAGGGCGCTCAGGTCGACGTACTTCTCGTCGCGCTCGGCCTCGAGTTTCTGCAACTCGGCGAGCTCCTTGGACGTCATGTCCCAAAGCGGCTCAAATTCGAATGTGATCTCCGGGTCGATCTCGTCCCACAACGACAGCTGCACGAAATTGATGATCTGGGTGAGGAGCTTGCGCATGGTCCGGTTCTGGAATGCGCTGATGGTGTCGTAGTAGACCCGGATCTCGCCCTCGCTGGAGGCGTTCAGGCCTGAAGGGCTGATGCCGGTCAGTTTGACGAGCGGGATGCGGCTCACGGACGCCATGTGCTCCTGGGCCTGGGCCTGCAGGTGGTCGAGGCCGCTCAGCGGCGCCGACACGTTCGAGAATTCCTCCGTGTCCTTATTGGACAGAAACAATCCCATGTTGTCGCGCAGAGACGTGAACAGGGCCGCGCGCATGGCGAGGCTGGCGCCAGCGGTCCCGCCCGGCATGCTGTTGGTCTGCATGTCGGTGGCCAGGCACATGATCGAGAACGAGCGAATGAGGTCCGCAACCGCCTGGCGGGTGGTCAGCCAGATGTCGACATATGGCTTTGCCATTTGAGACAGCGACAGTCCCCCGAAGCTATAGGCGGGCTTGAGGAGGTCCGGGACCGGGCGTGTAATGAACGCGGGAATGCGGGAGGAGTGAATCTCCTTGCCCATCACGTACCAAGTCTGCGGATTGTACCAGTCGTCGCGCAGCGGGTTGGTCGCGTTGTAGGCGATCGGGTAGACCCACACCGGCTCGATGATTTTGACTTCCTTGAGCGGGTTGGACTTGCCTACTTTCGCCTTGCTGATCTTGTCGCGGCCGTTACCAATCGGCATCTTGAGTTCGGCGAGGCCCTTGGGCGTTTCGCTATCCTCGCCGAAATTGAGGTAGGGATGACTGCGGCCGAAGAAGCCGTCATCCCGGATCATGGCGTAGAAGCGATCGCGCAGTTCGAGCCGGTCGAGTTCGTCCTTGATCCCCTTCACCCGCTCGGTCTTGCCCGACTTCTTGACCTTGTCCTTCCGCTCGTCCGGGTCGGCGTTCTTGAAGGTCGGGCGGCCTTCGTCGAGGGCTTGGGCCCGCTGCTTGTCCCGCTTCTTTTCCTTGTCTGCGCCGGCCTCCTCGTTGCCGGTCACCTCAAAGTCGATCCACTTGCGGGTCGCATCGTCGGCGATCGTCTCGGAGATGACACGGTACTCGGGCCGCTGCGCAAGTTGCGACAGGTATGGGTAGCCCGGGAAGAGCAGGCCCTCCGCACCGATGCTGGCGAAGACGCCCTGTGCGAAGTCCCCGATCCACTGGTTGGTGGCCCAGTTCGTGTTTGAGTCCATGGCGAGCCGCATGGACTTCTTTTTCGGGACGGCTTCGGGCGGGAACTCAGGCAGCCGGAACGGGCTGTTCTCGCGGGTGCGCTGGTGGTCCTTCGCGTAGGTCTCGACGGCCTCCATGATGACGGCCATCGTGTCGATGCCGAGCGCCATGGGCTTGCGCACTTCGGCCGGCACGGGGGCTGTGGGGCGCGCCATGGCGCCACCCGGCTCGAATACGGCGCTATCTGGCTGGGCTACGGCGGCATCTGGCGCCTTCTTGCGCCGGCGTGGCCTGGCGCCGCCCCAGTTCGGTGATTCCCCGCCCGCCCGCTTGCTTGTCGCCATGCCCTGCCACCAACTTGATCAGCTTGCCCCGACCGAGGCCAAGAACGCGTCCCATTCTGACCGCGACAGCAGTGCGATGTCGAGATCGCGGTCGTGGTCAACTTGGCGCCCTTGCTCAAAATAGATGCTGTCGATGCCGAGCCAGATGCGCTCGGCGTCGGCCTCATCGCCTGTGAAAATCTCGTAGAGGCCTATGTCGCCGTCCAGGAACCGCACACGGATCGTGACGACGTGCGGCCCTTCAACTCGAGGCAGCTCCGAGCGCTGCCGCCGGCAAGTGCTCACAGCGTGATCTCGATTTCCGTTTCGGCCAGGATGTCCTTGAGCACTTGCGGCATCTCGACGGTTAGGCCCATCGCTCCATCTCCGCCAGCAATTTGATGTATTCGGTCGCCCAGCAGGGCAACTTGACCGAGACGGCGAGGCCGCCGCGTTCCTGGCTGGCATGGTTTCGTCGGCCGTCGTCGATCGACGTCGCCACACCAGCCTCCCCCGAAGTGGCCGAGAATGCCGTTCGCGGCCAAGCCCCTCAATGCACGGGACGCGTGGAAGGTATTTCAACTTGACGATGGCTCGATAGTGCGTCAATGCCCCGTCGCGCGCAGATCACGCACTTGTCCTCCGGAGGATGGGCGCGGCGCCAAGCGTGGCCAGGATGGGTGGTTCAAATCCACGACCGCTTTGGGGAACTGCGCTGCGAGCAGGAAACCTAGCCGGACGGCGTGACGGCACGTTACATCCAGCCTGCGTGATCAGCGCCCTTTTGCGGAATTATGGTCGACTGGCCCCACGATTGCGTAGTAGCTCAGCTGGTAGAGCAGTCGGCTGTTAACCGGCGGGGTCAGAGGTTTGAGCCCTCTCTACGCAGCCAGTTCGTTCACCGGGCGGCCCCGCACAGCCGTCCGGAGATTGCGAGCGGGAAGGATGCTGTGCGGGAGCGACGATCTCCCCGCTTTTTTCTCAGGTCTGCACGTCCGTCTTCAGCACGGTGTTCTGGCTGCCGTCGGCGTTCTTGATGATCACCTGCGCCTTGGAACCATCGAAGTTCGGGTCGCCTTGCTGGGCGTTGCGGACCACGGTCACCGGTTTGCCTTGATAGTTGCTCATAGCGTTTCCTCTCGGGGTTACGGCGGCCTTTGCGGCTCGCTCAGAGTGGAAACAGCCCGCCAGCCGTTCCGGTTCCTGGAACTTCGATCACGTCCTGCCGGAACAGCCCCGGCAGCCGGTCGGCGATCTGGGTGGCCTTCTTGAGCGCCCGGGCGGTCCACTCCTCGCGCACCGCGGTCTCCTGCCACTTGTTCCCAGCCCGCCGCCACCAGCCACTGTAAAGCGCCTTCGCGATCCGCATCTCGAAGTCGGCGCGATCAACCATTCTCCACCAAATGCCTGCCGAAGTTTATCAAGTTGCGCACGGTCGGCAGCGAGAGGTCAAGCTCGGCCTCGATCTCGCTCCGTGTTTTGCCGGCATTGAACATTTCAAAAGCCAGCCGCGCGAGCTGATCACGCCGGTCCTTCGGCAGCTTTACTCCGTGCGGCTGCACTGATTTTCTCCCGTGCGATCTTCATCGCCTCTTTCCACGACAGGTGCTCGCTCAACTTCTCCCGCTCGCGGCGGATGTCGAAGGCGACCCTAAAGACCTCACGCTCATCCGGCTGCTGTGCCATCAGCCCAGCTCGTCAGCCAGCCCGTTCTCACGGCCTTCCTTCACGGAGGCGCGGCCCGCGGCCCAGCACATGGTCGCGACCTGCGCGATGGCTGCCGTCATCATCTGGGACTGCTGCGGACTGAGTTGCGCCTTGCTCATGGCGACCACGCCGTCCGCCAAGGAGCGCTGCAGCAAGTTGAACGACTTGGGACAGGCCTGGGCCCAGCGCGGGAAGTTCTTTGGATCGGTGGCGGTAGCGATCGCGGCGTCGGCTTCGGCCATATTTATTGCTCCCGTGCTTCCATATTTATTGCCCGGCTTCAGGCACTCCTCAAGAGACGCTCGGCATCCGAGTCGGCTAAGCCTTCGTGGGCAAAGTAATAAATGTCGTCACATTCACGGCGCGTGTACACATCGTACTCGAGGCCTTTGGAGCCCATGCGTGGCACCATCCACGTCTCGATCTGGAATGGGTCCAGGCTCTGCGTGATGCGTCCGTGGTGCGGACCACCGAATAACTTGAACTCGGGCACCGGTCACTGGCCTTCGTAAGGGCGCCGGAACCGATCGAGCGCCTTCGGGTCCAACTTGAGCGGCTCGGGTCGGCGGTGGACCGCGGTCGTCTCCATCAGCCGGCGCCTGAGGGCTGCGTTTTCGGCGCGCAGTTCGCCTTCGGTCTTGGGCTTCTTCATGTTGGCCTCCGCATCATCTGCTGCATTCGCCCGATTCGGTTGACTTCGTCGACCATTTCCTGGGTCGCCTGGAATCCTTTCAGGGAGAGCAACTTGTTAAAGGCGCCCGCGGCCGCATCCATCTGGTCGGTCTCGATCGCGTTGATGGTGGCGGGGTTGATCTTGCACAGTTCGTCGATGAAGGCCTCGTTCCAGGCACCGCGCACGAGGTAAACGTTGCCGGCCTCGCACTGGGCCGCGAAGGGCTCGGCGCGTGTGATCTTGCTACCGGTCTCGCGCTCAGCGCTGATCCGAATGCCCGCGTTCTCCTTGATGTAGGCGGCCACCTGGTCCTTGCCGGCCTGGCCTGGATCCTGCGGGACCACCACATGGCAGACGCCCCAGGTCTGGTCGGTGACGCTCGTGGTCTTGATCGTGGCGTGGACGTGGGCGCCGAGCTCCCGGAAGCGCATGACGTCCTCGATGTAATACTCGCCATCCAGCGAGGCGACCATGCGCACGCCGGCGGTCCAGTCACCCGCCTCCTCGCTTGAGGCCAGGTCCCAGCGGCGCACGCGGGCGCGCACGCGGGCGGGGACCGCATCCACGATCTTGAACCAGTGGCGTTTGAAGAGCGTTCCTTCGCGCGGGCTGGCCTGTTGCTGATACTGGGTCGCGTAGGCATGTGAGCCCAGTTCGATCTTGTTCTTCTCGACGGTCTCGCGCGGGATGAAGTCAGGGAACAGCAACTCACCTTTCTCCTCCCTCGGGTCCTTGTAGTATTTGGAATAAACGACCGACTTCGGTTCGTACTCCATGGGCAGGATCAGCTTCGTGTAGGGCAGACCGAGCTCCTCGATCACCGCGCAGACGTCCTGGTTGTGCAGCCTGTGCATGATCACGATGATCGCGTCCCGCGCGGGGTCGTTGAGGCGGCTGGTTGCGGATTCCCGGAATATGCGGCGCGCGCGCAGCAGCTGGGTCTTGCTCTCCACCTGCTCGGTGGAGTGCGGGTCATCGATCACCAGGCGGTTGCCGCGGCCCGCAGTCAGAGACTGGAACGGGACGGCCCGACGGCCGCCCTTGAACGTGTTTTGGAAATTGGCAGCGTTGTCGTTCTCGAGCACGATGTGCGGCCACAGCGTCTGGTACCACTCGCTGAGCACCAGGTCGCGGTGCTTGCCGCTGTCGCGCTTGGCGTAGTCGGCCTTGTACGACGTGGTCAGGTACCGCAGGCCTGGCTTGCCGGCTGGGCCCCACTCCCAGGTCTCGAAGAGCACCGAGGCGATCAGACTCTTCATGCAACCGGGGGGCATATTTATCTGCAAGCGCTGGATCTCGCCCCGGGTGACGGCCTCGAGGTGCTCGCTGACGGCGTCGTGGTGCCAGCCGTAGACGTAGGGCGTGGTCGGCTCGATCACAGGCCACGCTTCCGCAATGTAGTGGCGCAGGCTCTTGCATCGCTCCCGGATTTCGTCGCCGTGCACCGATAGGCGCCGGCGCTCACCCTCCATTTGGCGGCGGTAGACTTCCGCCTCGAGCTCTGGGAGGCGCTCCAGGGCCCAGGCGGCCTTGCCTAGCGCCTCGATCTCTTCGTCGGGGACGTCGACGTCGTTATCGCTTTGCAGGCTCATGGGGCGCTGCTGCTGCGGCCTGGTCGCTACCGTGCGCGTTGGCGATCTTGCGGCCGACCCTGACCAGCTGGTCGAGTTCGGTGTCGGTTAGCTGGCTTAGGTCGTGCGCGCTGACGCCGCCGGTGCCTGGGCCCGGCTTCTCCGGTGTAAGCCGCGGGTGCACCCAGGTGGCCGCGGCCATGCAGCAGGCCCGGTATTCCTTCTTCGACTCGAAGAAGTTGAGGACGACGCCTTCGCGGTCGAGCGCCAGGATGCTGGCCACGCCCTTCTTGGCCATCTCCGCGCGCATGGTGGCCTCGAGCTGGGTGATCTCGCGCTTCCACCAACGGACTTCGTCCATGAGGCCATCGAGCGGGCTTTCGCCCTTGGCCATGAGCTCGGCGGCTTTACGGCGAGTGAGGATGTTGGCCTGTCGGCGGTGGGTGCCTGGTGCTGGGCCCTTTGGCAGGCGGGGCGCGGTCGGCGTCGTCATGGAGATACTCTGGCCAGTAAGCTCTTGATCAGGCGGAGTGAGGCGGAAATGTGCTCCCGTTCGGTTTTAGTTGTCAAATGCTAGCGGCAGCCGGGAGAGTTTTACCCAAATCCTCCCGTGTGATTGTGACGGCCCGGTCGGAAATGGGGACATTTTTGGGATGTTTTCATCCCCTTTCTAGGCCCGCTGTTTTACCCTTTTTGACCCCGGAACGTTACGGTTTGGGGCCAAGGTATACGTGTTACGCTTATACCTTTCCGGTCGCGCGCGTCTGGCACCTCAATCCAATGAGGGTGTGTTTGGCCCCTGCACGGCCCACGGGCGCGCCATGGGCAGTGCTCGCACTCGCAGCCAGCGCGGTACTGGTAGTGCCATCCCGGGCGGTCTGAGCGTGGTGGCTTGGCCTCAGGGCTGATCATCGGCGAGGAGTTCCTCCCGGCTCACGAGCATGTCGACCACAACGGCCTGAGCCAGGATGAAATCGACCACCTTGTCCTCGAAGAGGGGGGCGCGCAGGCTTGCCAGCCCCTGCGGGTTGGTCTGGTAGAACCGGATTACGTTCTGGACGTTTTCGGGGCCTACGCGGCGTGCAGCATCGGCCACAGCGGCGTCTGTTTCGGCATCGCTCACCGAGATGTCGTTGCGGTCGCCTATTTCCGTGATGATCATCCCGATGCGCACGCGGCGCTCTGCGACCGCCGTGTACTCCTCGCGGGCAGCGGCCTCCGTGGCTCCCTGCTCCTCCCAGGTGGTTTTATGCTCTCGGAGGTCGCCCTCGACGGCTGCCCAGACGGTCTTGAATTCGAGCTCGACGAGGGAGGGCGGGACCGGGAAGGTATGCGCCTCGACAAGGACGTCCAGGAGGGCACGTTTGAGGCGCATGCGGGAGGCGACCGCCGCCTCGATCTCGGCGCGTTCTCGGATCTGGGCACGGAGAGCCTCGAGGTCTGCTGCACCGAACGTCTTGGCAAATGCGTCATCGATGGCGGCCGCCGGCGGGTCCTCGGTGGCCTCGGGCGCTCTCGGTGGCCGGTTGAGGTGGGCAATCGCGGTGAGGGCCTTGTCGACGACTTCGTCGGTGATCTCGGTGTACTTGCGCTCGAGCCGGATGGTCGCGAAGTCGATCGGCACGACCTCCGGCAATACCTCCAGTTCGACCGTGTACGTGAGGTCGCCCGTACCGGCCATGACGGCCGTGAGCTCCTTCTCGTCGGTGGGCAGTGTGACCTTCGGCTCGTCCAGCACGCGCCACCGGCCGCGGGACAGGTCGGCGTTGGCCTCCCGCACGGCCGCATCGATGACCTCGGCCATCGCTTGCTTGCCGAAGATCTTGCGCAGGTGAAAAGCCGGCACGCGCCCGGGGCGGAAGCCCTTAAGCGAAATGCGGGGCGCCATCTTGGCGAGGTGTGCCGTCATCTGCGCATCGATGGCTTTAGCCGGGATCGTGACCTGGTAGACGACCCCGAAGGCGGTTCGGCGAGCGACGAGTTCAGTAGCGTCCACGGTCTCTCCTGGCGGTTTTTGGCTTCCCATAGCGCGCGCAATGCACGCAGTACTTCGGGCGCGCGCCCGATCCTTCGGGGCGGCGGTGCTCGAAGGCGTGGCCGCATCGCCCGCAGACCCACGTGCAGCAGTTCGGTGAGCGGCGCCCGGGACGCCGGCGCCCGGCCCATCGGTAGCCAGCCGTTGATGGCGAAGAGGTCCATGACGGCGTTGGCGAGGGCGCGTATTGGGACTAGCCGGATGTTACTTCATCGGGCACCTCGAGCTCTCGGAGCGGGGCGTCGCTTCGCCAGCCGCCGGCGCGGCTGCGTTCGCGCAGTTCCCGGCACACCTCGGTCAGGATTTGGTTCCCAGTCAAGAGCCGGGCCAGCAGCTTGAGGAGTTTGTCCTTGCGGAACTGCTTGGGGACCCGATGAGGCACCACGTCCGTGCGGACGGCAATGCGCGCAGCCTCGTCGTACCAGAGCAGCTCGAGCACACGGGAGCAGACGAGTTCGTCCCGATAGGGGCGTTCACCTGGTGCCGGCTTCTGAATGAAGGCGTTACCGGTGCTGGGGACCACGAGCAGGTTGCCGCGGCGGTGGATGACGTCCTCGTGGTCCCGCCAGCGTGGAGCCACTGCGACCCACACTTCGGGGAGGTAGCGGCCGTACTCTTTCATTTGGCCGTCGAGGCGGTCGAGGCGATCGCGACCGCTCTTGATCTCGACGCCTATGAGGTCGGATTGGGCGACAAAGACGAGGTCGATTCGGCGCTCGCCCATGGCGAGCTCGTGGAGGACGCGGCAGTCGGGCCAGCGGGCACGGCCCCAGGCGGTGACGGCCGCCCGCATGGCCAGTTCCTCACTGACTTCAGCGGTCTTCGGGAGCGCCCCACCGTCGCCAATTGACATCGTCTTTCACCACCGGAGGTCGGCCGCCGTGCTCTTTCCATAGCATCTGGCCGAAGTGAGCGATGAGCGCGTCGCGCCACCGGCTCTGCCACTGCCAGCCTGGCGTCTTGTCCAGAATGAGGAAGTAACTGACGGCGCGCCAGCGGCCGCCGGCGCCGGGCGTTTCGGCGAAGGCGATCGCCGCAAAGTGCTTGTCGTCGATCGACTCCGCCCATGTCCGGATGTCGAAGGGTGCTGGGGCGCGCGGCGGCCTGTGCAAAAGTTCCTCCCACACTAGCAATATTCGTGGTGTGCCAGAAATACGCTGCAATCTCAAGGGCTTCGAGTGGGCCTGTTAGCATCGAAACAATTTACATTACCCAAAAAACAGAGCGAACGTGTTTTTGTCGCTGGGCGGTGAAGACTAGCGACCAGGGCAGTGGGCCAGCCTTCTTGAAGCGCCACCAGCTAAGTGCCAGCGAACGAAACCGCCCAGCGGTCCTACCGGGCAGCCAGCCCCGGACAACCGAGACCGGAGACCACAATGGCACTCAACTCTGACTGCGCTTCCCTTGAATACCGCATCTACGCGTTCGGGCCTGGGGGCGAAAATGAAAGCCTCATCATCACCCTGCACGCTACATCGGCCGCCAATGCCCAAGCCAAATTCGAAGTCCAATACCCGGGCTACGCCGTCACCCACGTCGACCCAACCTCACCCTGAGAGTTCTACCGATGTACATCCCCACTCCCGCTCAACTGGAAACCGAACGGCGCCTTGGGCGCGACGGCTTCCGCTTCGCCGCGAGCAGCAACTGGCCCGCGCCCAGGCCTGTGTCGCCGGCGGCTTCGATGCCTACGTCGGCCGCTGCCGGGACGAGAAGATTGCCAGCTTCGAACGGCGCCGCGCCGCAGGCGAATTCAATCCGCAGGCGGTCTCTTGGTCCGGTCGCTACGATCTCGCGCTCGCCGAGGCCAATCGGCGCCGGACCTTTGCCGCCGTGGCCCAGGTATGGGTCGTGCCGGCCGAGATAAAGTCGTGACCCCACGGCGTGACCATCGCCTACGCGAGCGCCGCCTAAAGCTCGGCGTCTCTCAGGCCACAATCGCCGACCTCGCCGGTATCGGCCAATCCGCAGTGAGCCAAGTCGAACGCGGAAAGACGACGGCCCATGAACGCCGGGTGCGCGAGGTGATCATCTACATCGAGTCCAAGCCGCGTCGTGAGCGCGCTTGGCAGCGCGATGAGGATCGCGCGGTCGCAAAGATCGAGGCCACTCTCGCTGCTGGGGGGGCCGTTGGCTACGACGAGATCGTGGTCACGCGCCTTGTGGGCCTGCTCTGCGAAGGGCGAGAGGCCGAGTACGACCTCCTGGCGGCTCGTGTTGGGCCAGAGCTCGAGCGCGCCGCCGCCGATCAATACCTGGATTTTTGTCAGCCTACCCAACCGAAGGAGAAACCATGACGAAGGAACTAGCTGCCAAGTTGAATGGATCGACCTCTTTTCCTCCCTCCGCGACGGCGGTGGACGCTGGTCAACTCACTGACGAGTGCGTGAACGCGGCGCCTGGAGCGATCCCTGTTGCATCCAGCGGGATCGTCGTTGCGCCCGACCCTGGTGCTGTTGCGCCGGTCCCTTTGGACGCCGCGGGCTTGCCGGTGGACGGCTCCATCCCACCGAAGCTCGATCGGCTCGCCGGCAAGTCGAAAGAACAGATCGACGCCGAGATTGCGAAAGCGCGCAAGAACGCCGGGAAGCCTCCATCTAAGGCCGACCAGATCCGGGCACTGCGTTCTCAGCGGTCCACCGATCGCGCGGCCAAGGACACGCGTCTGACCGAGGCCGACAAGGCGGCGATCGCCGACCTCAAGAAGGTTGGGCATGCGCCCGGTGCTCTGGGAACTTCCGTGACTGAAATCCGCAACAAGCCCGGGGCGAAGCTCGCGGGCGAAAACCAGGAGAGTGACGTGACGAAGAAGACGAAGAAGACCAAGGCGAAATCCGCGCCGAAGACCAAGGCCGCCGTGGCCAATGGCGCTCCGCGCACCGGCTCGAAGACCGAGTTGATTGCCGGGCTGCTCACGCGAGCAAAGGGCTGCACCGGTGCCGAAATCCTTGAAGCGACCGGTTGGCCGACGGTGAGCGTGCCGGCTCAAGCCAAGGCCGCCGGGCTCAAGCTCCGCAAGGAGAAGGCGAAGGGCGAGCCGACCCGGTACTACGGGACCGCTGCGTAAACTGTGCGAGCGGGCGTCCCGGTGGGGCGCCCCTTTCTTTCTCTGCGAGGTCGTCATGCAGGACGTCATCATCACCGCCGAGGCCATGGCCGCTGGCCCAATCCGGCAACGCCCGACCACGATCTTGGAGGATGAAATGCCTGGGGTTTTCAATGTTCCGGCGGCTGGGCTGAAGGACGTCAACGTCGATGAAATCCTCGCGTACGTCGACGCTGCGGCCAAAACCGACGCTCCGCTAAGTGAGTCCGATGCTGCCTACAAGGAGGCGCGGGATGCCGCCGTGAAACTCCTTGAGACCACGCCGGAAGGTCCCAAGCGTGAGCGCGTGCGGCGCGCGCTGCGAAAAATGATCAACAAGAATCTCGCCAAGAAGCGGACGGAGCGCGCGGAAGCCACTGCCCAGATCGATCGCATGCGGCTCATCCAAGAGGCCGGGGTCAGGAATACCGCTGCGCAACTTGCGATTCTCCGTTTGTCAATGCCACTTCCGCCGAAGTCGATCACTGTCATGCGTCTGGCGCGATTCGTGGTTTGCTTTGTGCTTACTGTAATCGAGCACTCGGTATGTTGAACGATGATGAGGCGGTCTTGTTGAAGATGATCGATTATTTAAGAAAGGCCAAGACATGAAGCGCGTAGTAATCGAGACTCCCTTTGCCGGTCATTGGTGGCGTCGCTGGCGCAATCGGGTCTACGCGCGCCGGTGCCTGCGAGATGCGTGCATGCGGGGGGGAGAGCCCGCTTGCCAGTCACTTGCTGTACACCCAATGTCTCGACGACGGCGATCCCCACGAGCGCTGCATCGGCATCGAGTGCGGGCTCGCTTGGGGCGTACTGGCCGATGCGACCGTTGTCTATCACGACCGCGGCATAAGCAACGGGATGCGCCTCGGCATCGAGCGGGCGCTGGCGGAAGGGCGCCCGGTCGAGTACCGGTCGCTCAAGCACTCGTGGGTTCAGCGGCAGGAACCTCCGCGGCCGCATCCGGCGGCTTAGGTTTCGGCTTGGGCTCGGGCGCGCTCGCGCCTGCCTGGGGCCGCGTCTTGGGCGGCGGCTTCGCCCGGTCCTTCGCCACCTGAGTGAAGGGCACGCCGTCCAGCGTCGCTTCCTGCTTTGAAAACGCCTGCCAGCGCTCAATAATCACATCTGCGTACTTTTCGTCGATCTCCAATCCGTAGCAGTGCCTGCCAGTCAGCTCTGCCCCAATCAACGCTGTGCCGGATTCGAGGAACGCATCCGCTATGATCTCTCCCGGCTTGCTCGAGTTCTCGATCGCGCGCCGGGCGAGCTCCACCGGCTTCTGGGTGGGATGCGCATGCTGGCCGTCGCGCGAGACCTCCCACACGGTCGTGTTCGGCTGGTCGCTGCTGCTCAATTGCGCCTTCACGCCATCGACCAGTCGGACCTGGCGCAGTCTCTTGTTCTTGGGTGCTTTGGCCTGGATGTAGAGCGCCGCGCCGGCCCCATTAAGCAAGAGGATCCCGGTGCCTACGCTGACGGCAACTTCTCCGGTGGAGGCCACCCCCTGCACATACCACGTGGTCGACTCCGAGCGTTCTCCGTAAAATGCCGGGGATTGGCCCGCACGGCAGGCGTAAAAGCACGGCTCGTGCTGCCACTGGTAGTCCGCGCGCCCGAGCACAATGCTCGGCTTTACCCAGATCAGGTACTGCTGCTCGGCAATGCCGGCCGCCTTCATGGCCTGGGCGAAATCTTCCCGGGTGGAGGACGCGTGCCAGATGTAGAGGGCCCCGTTCGGCTTGGTGATCTTGACCGCTTCGCGCAGGGAGGCCGTCAGCATCTTGTAGAGTTCGTCGCGGCGCTTGTCGTCGCCCAAGATCGTGGCGAACTTGCCGCTCGCGGCCTGGTAGCTCACTCCATAGGGAGGGTCTGTCCAGACCATCGCCGCACGCGCCTGCCCGAACAGGCGCTTCCAGGCGTCCGGGCTGACCGCATCGTCCACAAGCAGGCGGTGGTTACCGAGGACCCACAGGTCTCCGCGCCTGGTGGTCGGCTTTTTGGGCGGGGTCGGCACCACATCAGGATCGGCGCCAGGCGGGGAAGCGAGCAGGCCGGTAATGGTGGCCGCTGGCGCTGCCGTCAACCTGAGGTCAAAGCCGGCGATCTTGAGTTGGGTGAGCTCGGTCCGCAGTAGTCCCCGGTCCCAGTCGGCGTTGAGTGGGGCGAAGTTGTCCGCCAGTCGGTAGGCGCGCTTCTCGTCGTCGGTCCAACCGCGGGCCACGCACACGGGCAGCTCGTCGAAGCCGATCAGCTCCGCGGCCCGCCGGCGGCCGTGACCATAAATGAGCACCCCGTGCTCGTCGACGAGGACCGGGTTGGTAACGCCGAAGGCCACCATCGAGTCGGCAATTTGCCGGACTTGTTCGTCGCTGTGGATGCGCGCGTTTTCCGGATACTCCTTGATGCGGGAGAGGGCCCATCGCTCCACGGTGTCTGCCGGCCACGGGCGCAGTGCCGGTTCCTGGTCAACCTTCGCTTTGGCCATGCCGCTTTCTCCGCTTTGTGCCCTGACCATAGAAAAACCGCGCCCGCCGGCACAAGGCCGAGGAGCGCGGTTCCAACCGAAATCGGAGTGCCGGGGGTCGTCGGCCCCTTTACCCGAAACAAGCGACCCAAGCTGCCAGCAGGGAATCGCTCGCAACCGGTCACTTAAAGGACGGGCGGTGCTCTTACAAGCCCTTGTGGTCGACCGTCCCCACCGAACGAGCACCAGCGGGTAATTCTATGCAGTAGTCCGGGCGACGCGTCTGCCCCCAGATTTATTTTCAGGGGGTATTTACCCGGGTAATTACCGGGTCCGATTTGGCCGTTTCCTCACCTGTTTCCTCACCTCGTCTTCAGTGAAGACGGAGGTGTGCCGTTTGCCTCACTTGCTGTCTTCACCTCGTCTTCACTAGTTGTCCACTGAAGTAATTTTTGGCTTTGTCTTTGATTTCGTGCACTTTTTTTTCACGTGGATTTGCTTCACTTGACACCTCACCTTTTGCTCTGGACTCTTCTGACTCCCCCTCTCCATAGGAGTACTCGGCGAGTCAGTGGAAGGGCGCTTCTAAGCCCTTCCACTCTGAGGCTCGCCGGCAGAGGAGCTTCCTTTTCCGGTACGACGACTTGCCGCTCGCTCGCCTTTTGGGCGGCTCGCTCACGTCGTCTACCGATCAAGCCTCGTTGACAGGGCTGCCGGTGCAGGCTTAGGTCTATCGTGTTGTCGTCGCCGTTCGGTCACAATCGAACTCGCCAAATCCCGGGAGCCAGCACCGGCCATGCCGATTTCAACCTCATTCCGTTGGACTGAGACCACCACCGCCGAGGGTCGTAAGCTCTGGTTGGGTGGCCTTTCCGCCGCTCAGATTGGCGCAAAGCTCGGCATCACCCGCAACGCCGTCATCGGCCGCGCTCACCGCTGTGGCTGGCCTCCGCGGGCTGCTGGGGGTGGCCGGCCCGCCAGGTCCGAGCCAAATCCGAAGCCCGTGACCCGCATTCGGTTGTCGACGTCTCGGAATATGGGCCGCCCCAAACAGGTGCTTGCGGCACCTCCCATCGAGTTCGATGGGGTGGTGGCGCCGAAGTCTCTGCTCGAAATCACCACCGGCGAGTGCCACTACATGGTCCAGGATAGCCCGCCGATGTTCTGCGCTCGGTTGGTGGCGGCTGGGTCGTTTTGTGCCGCTCACGGCAGGTTGGTCTACCAGCCGTCTCCCCGTTCATCCCGTTCCCGCAACGCCGTTAGGAGGTACTGATGGCAAAAAGCACCAAGGTGCGCACGCGCAAGACGAAAGCTGATGCTCCCGGCGCCGACGTCGGTCCGGACGACGAAAAGCCGGGCATGACCGCGAACGAGAAGCAGAGCCTGTTCCTCACCCACCGCCGGTCATGGAACGAGGCCCAGGCGAAGCTGAAGGTGGCCGAGAAGCTCGTGGCGGACGTGGTCGCCGCGCTCAAATCCGACGGCTTCACCAAGAAGCAGATGCAGATTGCGGATCAGCTCGGCAACCAGAAGGGTGAGGCCACGGTCACGTCGGAGGTGAGAGATCGCCTCGAGGTCGCGCGCTGGATTGGTCACTCGCTCGGTGCCCAGATGGACCTATTCGAGCAGCCGGACCGGACACCGTCCGTCGAGATCGCCTACGAGGAAGGCAAACGCCAGTCGATGATGGATAAGCCGAAGAAGCCGGACTATGCGCCCGAGACCGAGCAATACCGCGCATACTGTGCTGGCTA